GCGTCAGCCAGGGATCAAACTTGACGGGGGTCATCATCGACACGGAGGGCATGATCAAGGACGGGCGGCTGAAGAGCGCGGAGGACAACAACCTGATGAAGATCCACATGATGGACAGCGCCCTGAAATTCGACGAAACGAACCGGCGGAGGTTGATCAAGGTCAGCAGCACGGCGCACATCGACGGCATGGCCGCGCTGCTGGACGCGATGACCATGCGCCGGAACTATTACACAGAGATGGAGCACCTGCTCCGCAACGAGAGAGGATAAGCCATGGGACTGATTGAGAAGATCTTCGGGAAGCGGAAACCGCAGCCGACGAACGGGCAGCCGCTGACGACGATGGAGACGTTCACGGCCTACGCGCCGGTTTTCACCAGCTGGAGCGGGCAGCTTTACGAAAGCGCCCTGGTGCGGGAAGCAATCTACGCAAAGGGACGGCACATCATGAAGCTGCGGTTTGACATGCGCGGAGCGGCAAAGCGGGAGCTTTACAACGCGGTGAAGATCCGCCCGAACCCGTTCTCCACCTGGCCGGACTTTCTGGAGCGATGCAACGCCATCTACGAGGTCGAGACGAACCTGATCATTGTGCCGGTGCTGGACGAATACGGACAGCAGAAGGGCTTCTGGCCGGTGTATCCCAGCGGATGCGAGATCCGGGAGAGAGCCGGGACGGTTTACCTGGTCTTCCAGATCGCCGGAGGAAAGCGGCAGGCCATGGAGCTGGATCGGTGCTGCATCATCCGGAAGCATCAGCTGAAAAACGATTTCTTCGGAGACGGGAACGCGCCGCTGGGAACGACCATGGAGATGATCAATACCTTCGATCAGGCGATCATGGAGGGCGTGAAGAACGCGGCGACCTATCGATTCATGGCCCAGGTGACGAACTACATGTTCGACGAAGACCTGGCGAAAGAACGAAAACGGTTCGACAAGTTGAACTTTCAGGAAGGCGGAGGAGGGCTGCTGCTTTTCAATAACAACGTGACGAACGTGAAGCAGCTGGAAGCGGCGAAAAACCTGGTCGACAAGGATCAGCAAGAGCTGATCGAAAAGAACGTCTTCCGGTACTTCGGAGTCAGCGAAGCGGTGATCATGAACACGGCGAAGCCGGAGGAACTGAGCACCTTCTACGATGGAGAGATAGAACCGTTCGCCATCAAGATGAGCGATGGATTGTCCAGCATGATCTACACAGACCGGGAACAGGCATCCGGGAACCGGGCGCTGCTGACGGCAAACCGGCTGCAGTATATGAGCGTCGCGGACAAAGTGAGCATGAGCCAGCAGCTGGGCGACCGCGGGGCGCTGCTGATCGATGAGATACGCGACCTGTTCAACTACGCGCCGCTGCCGGACGGCGCCGGACAGCATGCGCCGATTCGGGGCGAATACTACATGGTCGATGAAGGCAGGCCGGATGCAAAGGACAATAATGTCCCAAGCAAAAAGCAGGAGGATGAGAAGAATGCCAAAGAATAACCGGGAAATCCGCCAGCTCCGCTTTGAAATACGGGCAGCGGAAAACGAACAGCACGGAACGCACCTGATCGGGCTTCCGATCGTTTACGGGCAGGTGATCCAGTACGGCTGGCGGCGCGAGGTGATCGATGCCGGCGCCGTAGACGGAGAAACCGACCTGACGGACGTGCCGTTTCTGATCGGGCACAATACCAGCATGGTGCCGCTGGCCCGGAGCCGGAACAACAACGAAAACAGCACCATGCAGCTGAAGCGCGTCGAGAACGGGCTGGAGATCCGGGTCGATCTGGACACGGAAAACAACCTGGACGCGAAAAAACTGTATTCAGCCGTGAAACGTGGCGACATCACCGGAATGTCGTTCATGTTCACGGTGGATAAAAGTATGTGGGAGGACGAAGACAGCGACAACCCGCTGCGCCGGATCATGCACATCGCAAAGGTGTTCGAAGTATCCGCCGTTGCCTTCCCCGCATACGACCAGACGAAACTGCAGGCCGCGGGAAAAGATCCTACGCTGGAGAGCGATGAGGATCCGCTGGAGAGCGCACTGAAAACCGAACTGCAGGAAGTCAGGAAAGCCAGGAAGAACAGCGAGCGCAGAAATGCGGCGATCGCAACCCTGAAAAAATGAGGAGGAACAGAACCATGAAGGAAAAGCTGAAGAAGATGACTGTGGCGGAGCTGCAGGCCCGCCAGAGCGAGCTGAAGGCCATCGGAGAGAATCCGGAAAACCGGAGCACCGAAGAGCTGGAGCAGCTGGCGGAGGAACGCACCGCCATCGACGAAGAGCTGGCGGAGCGCCGGGCGCAGGCCGCGCGGGATGCGCTGCGCCGGGATGCCGTGGCCAGCGGCGCCGTGGGCACCAATCTGCTGGGCGCCGTGCCGCAGCAGCAGGAGCAGCGGGAACTGAACGCGGACAGCCCGGAATACCGGAGAGCCTGGCTGAAGCGCCTGGCCGTGCGGGACGGTGTGCCGCTGTTCGGTGAGCTGACGGAAGCGGAGAACCGCGCCTTCACCTTCACCACAGCGAACACGCCCGCCGTGGTGCCGACGGAGGTGATGAACCGGATCGTCGAGCTGGTCGAGAGCGACTACCCGATGTACAACGACGCGGCAAAGAGCGCCATGACCAGCGGCTTCCAGATTCCGCGCCACAAGAGCATCGACGCGGGCGATGCCGCCGCGACCAATGAAGGCGTGGCCAACGCGGACGAGCAGGACACCTTCGACTACCTGCCGCTCTCCGGCGTGGAAATCAAGAAGCACCTGGTGATCACCCGGAAGATGAAGTGGCAGAGCATCGGCGCGTTTGAGGACTGGGTCGTCCGCCACATCGCCGACCGGATCGGCGTGGCAAAGGAAACCCGGATCCTGGCGCAGCTGAATGATGCCACCTACGGCATCGACGCGGGCAACATCGGAACCGGCGTGGAAGCCACCGATGCGAATATCCGCGCATACCTGGCGAAGATCAAGGGACAGGGCCGCAAGGTCGTGTACGCGAACGCATACACCATCTGGAACATCCTCGCGGGCATCAACGACGGAGCCGGAAACAAGGCATTCATCCCCAGCCCGCAGGCCGACCCGGTGACCCAGGGCGTGATCTACGGCATGACCGTGAAGCTGGATGACAATCTGGCCAACAAGGTCATGTACGCGGGCATTCCCGGAAAGCTGCTGGCGAATGACTTCGAAGCCCTGTTCATCAACCGGGCGATGGACCCGAAGACCATGGAAGACATCATCGCGGGATACAGCCTGTTTGATGCGGGCCTGGAGAACCCGAAGAGCTTCGTGAAAGTAACTTTTCAGTAATCGGCGGCGCGGCTGACAACAACCCGGACGACGACATCCTGTCCGAGGCTGAACTCACCGCCTTGACGTTGGCCCAACTCAAGGAAATCGCCGCCGAATATGGGCTGACCTTGCATCAGACCACAAAGGCAAACATCATCGCTGAAATCCTGGAAGACCTTTATCCGAGCAGCCTGAGCGCCATGACGCTGGGTGAGCTGGAACTGGATCCGGCGTTTGACAGCGATACCACAAGCTACGAAGCCGCGACCACCAACGCGAAGGACAAACTGTCCGTCACCGCCACGGATCCGAACGCCACCATCACCGTGAAGCTGGGCGACACCGCCATCAGCGCCGGAGAAGACGGCAAATATGAGATCACCTGGACGGAAGGCGAGAACGCCCTGACCGTTAAGGTTGAGAACGGCTACGAAGGCGAGGTCGCTACGACCTACGCAATCACGGTCACTGCGTCTTAACGGACGTTTGTGATACACCGCCGCCGCCCGGAGAGGAAGCCACTCCCCTCTCCGGGCTTTTGTGAGTATTCGTCCGGATCTTTGATCCGGGTAACGAATACCATGCTACAGCCGTCCATTGCAGCGAGCAAAAGCGAAGCTGGAATGGGTAACGGCGATCGCAAGTATTCAGAAAAGAGGGACAACATGCTGAAGGAAGCCATGCTGGCCATGCGGGTCACCGACATGGAATACGCGCCGGACATCCGGCGGCTGCTGAGAGCCGGGAAACGGGATCTGGAGATCGCCGGGGTGCAGATCCAGGGCGACATCGACATCCAGATCACGGAGGATCCGCAGACGGGAACGATCACCGCGGAGGACAACAGCAGCATCGTGGACGATCTGGTGATCACGGCGCTGATTACCTACGCATGCGCCCGGGGCGATTACGCCAGCGCGGAGGAGCGGGTCAAGCTCGATGCGAGCTACGACCTGCAACGGAGGCAGATGGCGAACGCGACCGGATATACCGATTTTCTGGAAGACGAAGCCGGGACGGCGGACACGAGTACAACCGACGGGACGGAGGAACCGATGGATCCGGGCGACGGATTCCCGGAGGAACCGACGGATGGAACGGAGGATGAACCGTGAAAAAGGTGGGCATTGTTTACCTGATCACCGAAAAGCCGGAAGCCAGGGGTGTGCTGGATGAGGTGACCGAAGAACGCAGGAAAACCTACTGCGAGGAGAAAAGCCTGGCCTGCTCTGAGGTTTACCAGGCGCGGGCAAGCGGACACTCCCCTACCATCCGGCTGAAGCTGCCGCAGGAATTCGAATACCGGGGAGAAACCATCTGCGAATACAAGGGAGAGCGATACGCGATCCTGCGGGACTACACGGATGAGAAGATCTTCGGCACGGAGCTGACGCTGGAGCGGATCCGCGGGAACGCGGCGCCGGCGGAAGCCGGGGCCGAAAATCCCGGACCTGAAGATCCGGAACAAGAGAACCCGGAGACTGGCGGAGGTGAAAGCGGATGATCTACGACGAACTGGTGCGGCAGCTGAAGGCCATCGACGGGGTGCAATTCGCGGAATACGAATGGAAAACCCGCCCGAACGGCAACTACGGCACGGTGCAGCTGGACTTTGAAGCGGAAGACGATGAAGGCGACGACCTTAAGCAGGACCGGGCCTGGGAAGGAAGCATAGACCTTTACACCCACGGAGAGGAACCGCTGATCGTGGCCAGCGTGGAAAACGCGCTGGAGGACGTGTGCGAAAGCGCATGGTCGCTGAACAGCATCCAGTACGAGCGGGAAACCGGGCTGATTCACCGGGAATTCGTCTTTCAGATCGAAGCGAGGTGAAAACATGGCCTGGGATATGCACACGGAGGGCCTGGAGGAACTGAGCGCGATGCTGGGCCGGCTGGGCGACCGGGCGGAGGACATGGCAACCGGGGCGCTGTTCGACGGCGCCGCGGTGGTAGCGGATGCATTTGCCAGCGCGGTGAGCAGCATCCAGACGGAACCATTCACCCACAAAAAACCGCACCGGCTCCCATCGCCGGAAGAAAAAGCGGCGCTTGCCGGGAAAACCGGTATCGCGCACTTTAACAAAAACGGCAGCGAGGTGGACACCATTGTGGGATTCACTAAGGACGCGGGATACGTGCAGCTGGGGGAACGAAAAACCGCCGTGAGGGAGATCGCGCGAAGCATCAACAGCGGGACCAGCTTTATGAGTAAACAGCCGGTTTTCCGGCGGGCTGGAAACGCAGCAAAGAGTGCAGCGGAACGCGCGATGGTAACCAAAGGGGAACGGATGCTGCAGGAAATCATCGGAGAATGATGAGGATTCATCCGGATCTGTGATCCGGGAACAAACAGGAGGAAAGAAACATGGCATATATCGGAATGCGGAAGCCGATCTTTGCGCCGATCACCAGCCGGGTCGACGGCAGCGCGATCACCTACGGCACACCGATGGTGCTGGGGCCTGCGGTCAGCGCGAATGTGAGCTTTGATATCGCGGACAACCCGGACTACGGGGACGACGTGGTCATCGACAACGACAAAGGGGTCAACGGCTACTCCATCGCGATGGAGACGAATGACATCAGCAAGGAAGGCCGGGCGACCTGCCTGGGCTGGAAGCCGGTGACCGGAACCGGAAGCGCTGTCACAGAATACGACGTGACGGACGCGGCAGCGCCGGAGGGCGGGCTGGGCTACATCCGCGTGAAGCTCTTCAAGGGCGTAAGGAAGTACGAAGCGTTTTTCTTCCATGCCCTGCAGTGCAGCTCCGGCGGAGAGAACGCCAGCACAAAACAGAAGCAGATCACCTGGAATCACCCGACCATCAACGCCAGCGGAATCGGCGTGTATATCGATTCCAGCGGCGAAGCGAAATACTTCAAATGGATGGAGTTTGACACCGAAGATGCTGCCCTGACTTGGATCTACGGCAAATTCGGCGCGACGCGACCCGCAGGAAGCTAAACGGAAAAGGGCACCCGCTGCGGGTGCCCTTTTCAGGGTTTTGGAGAATAAAGGGGCTTCCAGATCGGAATCAACGCAGGCCGCACTGTGGCCTGCGCCCATAAAGGGTGCCCTTTTCCGGGTTTTGGCTACAAAAAACGAAATAACGATCACAAAAGGCGGAGGAGTGGAAACCATGGAAAACATCACGCTGAACATCGGAAAACGGAAGATCCCGCTGCGGTTCCGCATGAATCAATTCATCGAGATCGAAGAAGAGGTCGGGAACCTGGGCGAAGTGCGGGAGCTGATCATGAAGGGACGGAACCGGCTGCGGAATCTGGTGGCCGTGATCCGGATCCTGGGAAACGCGGGGCTGAAGGCCGCGGGAGAAAAGGACGATCTGACGGACGAATGGCTGCGGGAGGAAATGGATCCGCATGCGCTGATGGCCTACCAGATCGGCGTGATTGCCTGCCTGACGAAGGAAGGCGAAAGCCAGGCGGTGCAGGAAGAAAACGAAGACAAAGAACGGGATCTGGTGCTGGAGGAAATCGAAGCAAAAAAAGATCCCGTGAATTCACATACCGGCGAGTGATTCACTGGGGCCTGATCGCCGGACTGACATACACGGAAATGCGGGACATGCCGCCAGGGATGATTGTAGACCAGTACATCTGGCGGCGGCAGTACGATGACGAAATGCACGGGATCAAGCGGGAGGAATAGCAGATGGCAGACGTTAGCGTCAAAATGGGGGTCAGCGGGATCAGTCAATTCCGTAGCGAGATCACCCAGGCGCAAGCCAGCGTCAAAACCTACGACAGCGCGATGAAACTGGCTGAAAAGCAGTTTAAGGCAACCGGGAACGCGGAGCAATACATGCAGGACAAGACTGCCGCTTTGCAAGGGAAACTGGCGGCGCAGCAGAGCGCGGTCAAAAGTGCGGAAGCGGCGCTGAAGAGCATGACCGAAAGCGGCGTGAACCCTGCAAGCCAGGCATACCAGAAAATGCAGCAGAGCCTGCTGAACGCGCAAGCCGCAGTGCTGGACACCCAGAACGACATCAACAACCTGGGCACGGAGAGCGCGGATGCCGCCGGAAAAACGGATCAGCTGGCCAGCAGCCTGGGCGGGCTAAACAAAAAGGTCAGCCTGGAACAGGTGATCAGCGGAGTAAACAAGATCACGGAGGGCATGGAGAAGGCGGCAGCGAAGGCCGTCGAGCTGGGCAAGGCCATCTGGGAAAACATCACCGACAGCGCGCGATGGAGCGACGACATCGCGACATCAGCGATGCAGCTGGACATGGATGTGGAAACCTACCAGCGATACAAGGGCGTTTTTGACACAATCGGCGAAATCACCGTGCAGGAATGGCAGAAAGCAAAGATGAAAGTGCAGAAGGCCATCAACGACCCGACGCAGGATCAGATGGATATATTAAGCCTGCTGGGAATCAAAACCCATGAACAGCAAGCCGGAAAGTACGGCATCGTCGAAGGCGCTGCGCGGGATTTTGAAGAGGTTTTCTGGGAGATCGGCGAAACGCTGCAGAAAAAAGTGCAGAGCGGAGAAATGACGCAGGACATGGCGGACACCTACGCAAACGCGCTGTTCGGACGTGGATTTGCGGGGCTGAAGCCGATGTTTGCTCTGGGCGCGGAAGGATTTGCGGCGGCGCTGGAGGAGCAGGCCGCGGCAAGTGAAGAAGCGATACAGAAAAACGCGGAACTGAATGATAAACTGATTAAGCTGCAAAACAGCTTTGATTCTTTGCAGGCGGAGGTGCTGGCAGGGCTGGCGCCGGCGCTGACAAGCGCGACAGAAAGCCTGGACGGACTGCTGCAGAGAATTATGGAATACCTGGAGACACCGGAAGGCCAGCAGGCGCTGGCGGACATGGAAAAGGCGGTCAGCGGGCTTTTTGAGGACCTGGGAAACATCGACCCGGAGAAGGTGACGCAGGGATTTGCGGAGGTTTTCGGCAGCATCGTGGACGGAATCCAGTGGATCAGCAACAACTGGAGCGGTGTGGTGACCGGGCTGGAAGCTATCCTGGGTGTTTTTGTTGGGTTCAAAGGACTGGAAACCGTGCTGACCATCATCAAACTGATTGACGGCATGAAAAGCCTGAACGGCGGCGGTGGCAATGGTGGCGCACCCGTAACCGGTACGGGAGGCGGCGGAGGCGGCGGCAGCTGGCTGGGCAATCTACTGGGCAGCACAGGCGCAAAGGTTGTCGGCGGGTCTCTGGCCGGGCTGGCGGTACTGTTCGAAAACGCAATCAAACACCAGGGCAATGATGATATCTTTACAAAGGAAGAGGAAGCGGCCTACGAACGGGAGCACGCTGCCGAACTTAACTGGCAGCGGGAAAAATTCGCGTGGAACAAAACGGTGACAGAAGCCGGATTCAATCCTGAAGACATAGAACCCATTACCAAAGCCACGGAGGCCCAGCGCCAGGCCGCAGAGGCATTCTGGGATGCTTACCGCGAAAACCCGATGGATTTCAGCGACGAAGCCTGGAACGCGTTTGAGGGCGCATTTGAAGGAAACGTAGAACTGTTTGACAGAATAAGCGGCCTGATGGATCAGCTGGCGCAGCAGACGGGCGACGACAGCTGGAGAGGCATGGAAAACCTGCCGGATTTCTTCTTCGATATGCCGGTGCAGCCGGAGCTGCCGGATGACGCGGAGGCCACGCTGCAGGGCGAGCTGAACGGAATGAACCTGGAAGCGACGGTGAAGCTGCTGCCGGAGCTGAGCCTCTTTGGAATAAGCCTTTTCGGCGGGAGATCGCACGCGAACGGGCTGCCGTTTGTGCCGTTTGACGGATATGCGGCGGTGCTGCACAAGGGAGAACGTGTGGTGCCGGCACGGGAAAACGGAGGAGGAAGCCGGAGCTTCAGCAGCAATCTCTACGTGGAAAGCATGTACATGAATAACGGACAGGACGCGGAAGGGCTGGCCGCGGCGATTGCGGCAGCAAACCGGCGGACCATGAACGGATTCGGAAGCTGATGAGATGAGGTAATAAAATGGCAC